CCAATGCCAGGCGAAGAAGGTTCTCCATTTGATATGAAGAAGATGTATGAAGATATGGCTTACAGAATAGAAGAAATGGAAAAGAGAATCGCTAAGATGGAAGAGGTAAAAGAAGAAGTAGAAGTAGAAGTAGAAGAAGAAGAGATGGAAGACCTACCTAAATTAGATGGTGCTCCAATTGAAGAAGCTGCTAGATTCTCTTCAATGAAACCAAAAAATAAATTGAAAGAGAGTAACCCACAAGGTTCTTTCTTAGAAAAATTATACAAATAAACAAAAAAACTAAAATCATTTAAAAATGAGAAAATTACAAAAATTCGCACAACCAGAAATTACTAGCACATACGCTGGTGAATTTGCTGGAAAGTATATTAGTGCAGCTTTGTTATCAGCTAAAACGTTGGATAACAAATATGTAACTATTATGCCAAACGTAAAGTACAAATCTGTTATTCAGAAAGTACAATTAGACAACATTGTTGTAAACGCATCTTGTGACTTCACAACTGCAGGTACAGCATCTCTTACTGAGAGAATCTTAGAACCAAAAGAATTGCAAGTTAACTTGGAATTATGTAAGCAAGAATTCGTTGATAGCTGGGAAGCTTTACAATTAGGATTTTCTGCTTTTGATACTATCCCTGCAAACTTCAATGACTATTTGATTTCTTATGTAGGTGGATTCGTAGCACAAGCAACTGAGCAATCAATTTGGGCAGGTACTGCAGCAACTAACGGACAATTCGGTGGTTTCCAAACAGCATTCTCTGCATCAATTGCAGCGGGTGGTTCAACTGCAGTATTACCAGCAAGAAGTGCAGGTAGTGGTTCTGCAATCATCTCTGGTTCAGTAACTTCAGCTAACGTATTATCTAAATTAGATTCAGTAGTACAAACTATTCCTGATACTGTTTATGGTAAAGAAGATGTATTACTTTACGTTTCAACTAACGTAGGTAAGGCTTACCAACAAGCATTAGCAGGTGGAGCAGTAGGAGCAAACGGATGGAACAACCAATTAAACGTTGGTGAAAAACCATTCAACTTCAATGGTATTGAAATCGTTCTTTGCCCTGGTTTATCTTCTGATAAAATCGTAGCAGCACAAAAATCTAACTTATTCTTCGGTACAGGTTTATTATCTGATTACAACCAAGTTAAAGTATTAGACATGGCTGACTTAGATGGTTCTCAGAACTACAGAGTTATTATGAGATACACAGCTGGTACTCAGTTTGGTATCGGACAAGACATCGTTTACTACGGAGCTTACTAAAAATAATAAGTGGAGAGGAAACTCTCCACTTTAATCAGTTATAGACAAACAAAAAATAAAAAGAAAAACTTATGGCATGTAACTTAACATTAGGAAGACAGGAGCCGTGTAAGGAATCGGTAGGTGGATTGCAAGGTGTGTACTTTATTAACTACACAACTGCTTCATTTACTCATGGTGCAAATGGACAAGTATCCGCACTTCCTACAGGAACAACTGTTTACTATTATGAGCTTAAGGGTAATTCTTCTTATACAGAAACAGTTAACTCTTCAAGAGATAATGGTACTACATTCTTTTCACAAGAATTGACCCTTAACTTAAAGAAATTAACTCCTGAGATGACAACGCAATTGAAAACAATGGCGTATGGTAGACCTCAGATAATTGTTTGGACTAATGCTGGTGATGCGTTATTAGTAGGTGAACATCAAGGTGGAGATGTAACTGCGGGTACAATACAAACAGGTGGTGGTTTAGGAGACCTTTATGGATACTCTGTAACTTTCACAGGATTGGAAAATACTCCAGCATCATTCTTAACCGGTTCAACAACCGCAAGTGCATTTGCAGGATTAGGTACACAACCAACAATTGTATATGGAAGTTAATTAAATTAACCTTAAATATAAAACATAAATTGGGTAATCAGAAATGGTTACCCTTTTTTGTTACTAAAAAATGTAGATAATTGGTGTTATATAAGAGATAAATCATAGATAATGCAGGGATATTACTTAACAGGCAGCAACTTAATTACTATTAGAACACAGGATATGACTAGTAGACCTACTTTAACGTTAAGGTTAGAGGATATGTACACTTTGCAGAATACAACTTCTTCTATTAGTAGTTATACTTTTGATGATTACGAAAACATTCTACAATTTACTGCATCAATTAGTGGTGCAATAGTTGGTGGAGAGTATAGAGCAACAATAAATTCAGGTTCAACTAACATTTGGAATGGTTCTATTCAGGTTTATCAATCAGAATCACTAAGTACAACATACACAAATCAAAATAATCAGTATATTTCACATATTACTGATAACGAATTTATAATAATGTAATATGAACAAATCGTATCAAAACTTTTCAGTTGTAAATTTAGCTCAGCAGGATGTGCCCGTAATAAGAGAGGATACAAAGACTCGTTATAATTGGGTACCGTTCGGTATTGGATTGCAGGATGATTTCTATCCAGAGGTAACTGCGGCTTATAACACGTCAACAACTAACGCTGCGTGTATAGAAGGTATAGCAGACCTTATCTTTGGAAAGGGAATCTACACTAAGAACGAAGCATTTACGGATGCATTAGCTAAATTAGTACCACAGGAAGAGTTAAAGAGAGCAATCTTTGACCTAAAACTTTATGGTAACGGAGCATTTCAAGTATATTGGAATGATGAACACACAAAGATAATTAAATTCTATCATATACCAGTTCAAACACTAAGAGCTGAGAAGTTATACGATAATCCAAAGATTCAGAACTACTTCTATTGTACTGATTGGTTTGATATGAAGGCACAGAAAGCTAAAATACAAATCCCTGCCTTTGGAACATCTAATGAGAAGAGAGAAATCCTATGGGTTAAGAATTACACACCAGGTAAGTACTATTATAGTATCCCTGATTGGATTGCAGCCCTTCAATTTTCGTTCGTAGAGGCTGAGTTGAGTAATTTACACCTAAACAACATTGAGAACGGATTTTTACCCCTCGTAATGGTAAATATGAATAGTGGAGTTCCTGCACCTGAGGAAAGAGATACTATAGAAGACCTAATTGAAAGAAAGTTTACAGGCACAAGAAATGCAGGAAGGTTTATGATTTCATTTAACGATGATGCAGCTAACAAACCTACTATTGATACAATACAGATTGAGAACTTACACGAGAAGTTCCAATATGTTGCTGAATACGCACAGGATAGAATCTTAGTTGCTCATAGAATTACTTCACCTCTATTGTTTGGTATTAGAACTGCTAATAATGGATTCTCCTCTCAATCAGAAGAGATGAAAACGGCATTCTCTATTATGCAAACAATGACCGTTCAACCATTCCAAAACTTAATCATCAACACAATAGGAGATGCCCTATTAGAAGGTGGATATGATGATACACAATTGTATTTTGAGCAGTTAACACCATTGGCAATCTTAAGTGAGCAAGCGGCTGATACTGATAAGACAGTTGGACAGGTAGAAGATGAGACAAATAAACAAATGGAAAACCCTGATGCTGTAGACGGACCAACTGAAAACATCCAACAAATGAGTGAAGAGGAAGGATGGCTTTATACATCTCAGCCAAACTTTACTAAAAATTACGAAGTATATAAATAAAATAAAAATATGGCATACGTCTTATTCATTACCAGAAACGACATCATTAAGAACACTCCATTGCAAGGTGCTATAGATGCTGATAAGTTATTGCCTTTTGTTAGAACAGCGCAAGATAAATACCTTTTGGATTTATTAGGTACCGTTTTATTTGAATTCTTACAGGCTAAAATTGCTGATAATACATTTGGTACACTAAATGTTTACTATCAGGATTTGATGGATGACCACATAAAGAATACTCTAATATGGTATTCTGCAGTAGAATATATTCCATTCTCTTCTATCTCTTTTAAGAGTGAAGGAGCCGTTAAACATTTAAGTGACCAATCGGTTGCACCAGGTAAGAACGAAATAGATTACTTAAAGCAACAGGCACAACAAAATGCTGATTACTACGCGACTAGATTACAGAACTATTTAATATCTTATTCTAATGAGATACCACAATACTTAGAATCTGTTGGTAATCAAACACAAATTTATCCAAATATGGCTAACACCTATTTTGGAGGAATAAACTTATAATATAACGTGAATGGCACAAATAGTAAATGATAGCGGTACAAACTTTACTCTCTATTACAATACATTAGAGTATTTCAAAACTATTATGAGTAACCACCCTTCAATCGGGTCAGTTACACAAGGTGATATATTTGAGATAGATAGTAGAGAGTTTCCAGCTTATCCGTTGGGAAATGTTTTAATTACTAATACTGTCTTTGGAACTAAAACTTCAAACTTTACTATTCAACTTACCGTTGCGGATAAAGTTAAGTTAAAGAATAATAATTCAGTAGGTGTAACTAACTCACAGGTAATTCCTTTTGAAGGAGTTGATGATGTGGTAGATATACACGCTAATACCCTTGCTATCATTAACGATTTAACCTCATATACTCAAAGAAGTGTAGAGGCTATGGAAGTTGATGGTGATATTAGTTGTACTCCATTCAAAGATAATTTTGATAATGGTTTAGCAGGTTGGGTAGCATCATTTGATGTAACAGTTCATAACGATAAGAATATCTGTTTGTTTGACCTATTCCCAACTACAACTACAACTGCAGGGCCTACAACTACAACTACGACAGGTGCTCCGACAACAACAACTACGAGTACTACAACAACGGCAGCACCAACTACTACGACTACCGCAGGACCTACTACGACTACTACGAGTACTACGACTGTTGCCCCAACCACTACAACAACATCAACCACTACTGCTGGACCTACCTGTAGAACTACAATTGTAGATTACTTAGGAGCAGCTGTAACGGTTCAATGGCAAGATTGTAATGGTAATATACAAACTGATACACAAAGTGGACCTGGTTATTCAGAAACATATTGTGTATTCCCTAATACATCACTAACGGTTATTGCTGGTGGTGAAGGTAATGTTAGTATTATACCTAATGTTGCACCGTGTACTTCTCCTCCTGGCCCTACCACTACTACGACTACATCTACTACAACAACTACAACTGCAGCACCTCCAATATGGAGAGTAGTAAGTTGTGATAACGTTGGTTTAGTTGCTGATGTACAATTTGTTGGTGGAACTACAGGATTGGATTTTTCTAAGATTGTAAATATCACATCTTCTTTTGTTAGTGGATGTTGGAGTTTACAACAACCTGTTCCTACTGCACAATATAGTGGAGCGATAGCAGGTGGTATATTTGATAATTGTATAAGTTGTCAAACATTCTCTCCTACTACAACAACCACTACTACAACAGGAGCACCTACTACTACAACTACTACTACAATTGCACCTTGCCCTACACCAACTTTGTTTAGTGCATCGTTCAATAGTACACAAGCGTTTATAAGTGCATCTTATCCATTCGCACCTGCGTGTGATGGAGTAACTTTGGAAGCTGATACAATTATTACTTTCCCTAATCCTATTACTGGAAGTGAAGATTGTTCTGCAAATTTAGTGTTTAGTGGATTACAAAGTTCTACTATTTACTATATCAGAGCTAGACAAAATTGTGTACCTGGATATGCTAGTTTGACAAGTAGTTATTCAAATATCGTTAGTGGTAGTACATTAGTTTCTACAACTACAACTACAACGACAACGACTACTACATTAGCACCAACTACAACAACTACTACGCAAGCGAGATTTAATTATAGTGCAAGTGTGGCATTTGATGTAAGTTCATCAGTAATTGCATGTAACGATA